TCTTCATCTAAGTGAGGAGCTTCATCCCAACCAGCTTGTACTAGAAACTGACCTTTCTTCCTATCATTCATAAACTGCTGAATAACAGGAGTCATACCGCTTTCAGGTGTGAACGTCATCATAACGAACCCACGCTTATCAAGTGTTCGAGTCAAACACTGAGTGTAGATGTTCTGTGCTGGCTGCTCATCTAGCCAAATCCAGTCAAGCGAAGAACCCATGAACTTCTCTTCGCCCATCTCGTATGACTTAAACGAGATTACTGACTCACCTATATGTACGCCAAAAGCATTGTGGAACTTAACTACAATACTTTCTACTGCATTAGGTATCTGCGGCTTTCTAACCACATCAACTACGCAGTCTTTGGGTATTGCCCCAGAGCCACGCATTAATAGATTCACAGGATCACCTAGCAATTCTTTTTGCAAGATGTCCCGTGTTGTTACTGTACTAGCGCCCGCTGCCCATGCGTTTATAGGCTTGGTAAATCGTTTACCTTTCCACCAGTCTGGGTATTTACCCGTCAAGTGACAAGCGGTAATTCTAGCTCCAGTATAAGTCTTACCGACCCTGTTACCCGCCATTGCCAAACACTGATTGTTCTCCTCTGTAGCATTAGACAGTAGTTCCTGCCAGCCATAGGGAGTCCATTGTCCTATTTGATTAAATAGAATCCTCTCTTCTTTCTCCTTCATTAATCGAAGGAGCTTCTCTTTTTCAGCCTTGCTTAAGTTGTTTGACATTAGCAGATGATTCAATCAGTTCCGATAGTTGTTCATCAAGTTCTGCATCAGAAAGGTCTGATACGGTTTGTGTAACATTTAGTTCTTTAGGCTTATCATGGCCTGTTCTGTGCAGAATATCTTGAGCCGCTTTTAAACGGATCTCTGGTCGATTCTCTGGATCAACCATTATATCTTCAATAATCTTAGTTGCCAAAGAGGCAACCTGGTTTTCTTCAACCAGATCATCTCTTCGCTCTTTGATTATATCCTTTAAGTCTTTATATAAGCGATACGCATTACCGTTGTCCGGTGCATAGCCCGCAAGACGGAAAGCATCCATTACAGTCATCTTTGTTGGATCTCGGCCTTCGTGATAACCACGGGCCATTAGATCAACAAACTTGTCCTGCTGTTTTGTTAGTTTTCTTTTCTTTTGTCGTTTAATCATATTTTAATTTAATCTACACATAAAAAACATTTAAAGATTTAAGAAGGGCGCCATCTGTAAGCGCAGAGGTTACTAATGGGAATCCTGATCTTGTCGCAACAGGTACGGTTGTGCTTGTAGCATTTTCCATTCTAACAGAGGCGTTGTAGTGCATATTCCCCATATAAGTACAGCCTTGAAACTCACCTGATACAACATAACCAAGAGTTCCAGTTACTCTCCATAAGTTGTCGTTAATTTTAAATCCTCTACTAGACCTACTTTCAAGGTCAAGTAGAACTGCGTTAGAATCGTTGTAAGTTATTACTCTAACACTGTTTCCGCTAAAGCTGCAAAATCTCTGCTGCCCTACTTGCTCGTCATCAAACCGAATTAATATACCGCCATCATAAACTCTAAATTGATTGTTGTCACAACAAAGGTTTGATATGGTCGCCAAGCCAGTTGGAAACTCAATTGCTTTTCCGTAAATAGTAAAAGTGTTACTACAAATTTGATACCTTTCTCTATCTGCTCTATCATCAATAACAATACAAGCGTTTACACATTTTTGTGTAGAAGATTTTTCTTCAAATACATTGCCACCAGTAACTGATCCGTCACTACTGTTTTTGCCTAAAACAATAAACTGCTCTGTTGCTGTGTCAGAACTTGGTAAAGCCGCTGCAAAAATATTAGCGCCAGAAATACTAAAGTGGTTACTTGTTACTTTTATCCCATTAACAGGGAAAATAACTAAATTACCTGTAAATGTAGATCGACCCATAGACGAGCTTGAAGATCCTAAAGGCCAGACATCAAAAATATTTCTAACAAATGTTTGGCTGTTTATTGCAACGTCAAATATATTTCCGCAAATTCCAAAAATGTTGCCTCGAATATCATTTCTTCCGGTAAAGCGAGGGTGCTCATTTGTATATATGGCCGCAACATTACCAACAAATCTATTTCCTACATACTGTGTTTCTCTATCTCTTAGTTCGTTTAATTCTGAAATATTACCTACAGCGTACCTAAATCCTTCTATGTGACAAAAATCAAACCTAAAAGATTCAATCCTAACCTCTGAAGGAGCTCCAACAAAATCAGAAAGGTCATAAAAGTCATATATTCCGCTAATTCTGTAAAAATATTGTTTCCCATTTCCTATATTAGATAAAGGTATTGCAGATCCACCCTGACTTGTCGCTACTTGAAAATCGTTTGAGGCCGCATTTACAACATAATAATCAGTTTTTTCTGCTAAGTTAGTGGAAAGCAATAAAGGAGAGGTTAGATGAATAATGTCATTATTTGATAAAGTATGGCTAGTTGCATTTAGCTTATCTCCAGAAGTATCTACGGTAAATTCTGCATAATAAGGAGTTTGATCACCTAAAGCTTTAAAGTTTAAAAAACCTCCACCCTGAAAGTTACCTACAACATCAGACTGCTCTGTTTTAAACATAGGCGCTGAAGGAGAGCTAGGAAGAGATAAAGTGGTTCCGGTTTGAACTCCATCTCCAATCCCTTGTCCATAAATGTAAACCCCATCAGGAAGAGACACGCCTTCAAGATCAAACTTACCAGCAGGAAGGTTGATAACACCTTTTTTTGCACCTAAAGATGTAATTGCTGCTTCTATTGCTGCGGCATTTTGAGCGGCTGTATTGCTTTCTAAAACAGATGCTGTAGTACTGCCTAAGTTTTCAGCAACAAAATTAGAAACTGCGCTAGTCGTTACACTTTTGTTTGTATTACTATGGTCTACAGCCAGCACTTCAGTGCCGTCTAGCGCTGTATGACTTGGCCATGTAGTTACTCTTGAAGTTGTCATTAGTTATTCCTAATTAGATTCTATTCGTACAGGTGATTGAGTAACAGTTTTTGATAACCTAAACGAACGAGGATAGGTTTTCTTATTACGCAAAACGTTTGATGTAAAACGCTGGTCTATTAATATACCTAGACTATTGTAAGTTCCACTGCTTCCTAGCACTTCTGCTAATATAAACTCATCATCTCCAAGTCTTGGCGTTGAAAAGATTTCTACGCTTTCTCCTGGCTGTAATGTAAATACAGATGAAGTAGCTGCTGTTGTTTGCGAAGATATATAGGTTACCGCTCTAGGAATATCTATACCTGAAGGAGTGTAACTTGCAATAATATTTTTAACTTCTGATAAAGGTAATTGAACTATTACATCATTAGTAACTTCCGATCTATCATTCCACTGCGCTAATGTGTCTGTTGGGCTAAACGATTGATAAGAAAAAAGCTGAGCTGTAGACAAGTCAACAGTATCTGGGATTATGTAAGTATTCCTTTCAAAAGCACAGATTTGGTTTGCGTCTGTTATCTGAGCAAGAGAGTGTATTTTGCTAACATCTTCAACAACAACGTAATTTTGCTTAATGTTAGCTCCAGCAGTGTCAACGCCTCCTTGTTCAGTAACAGAAATTATAGCTCTTTCATGCTGAGTGTATTTAGAAGATACAACAGCTATGTTATCTTTTACTTCGCAAAGAGTTGTGCCTTTAATATAAAAGTTTGGCCCATAACAATCGTATGCCAAGTTGCCTACAACATTACATGAGTCTGTTTTAGATATAAGATAGCCAACATAGCCATCTACAGAAATGTTTCCTGTTAAATTACCTACTGTTCCTTGGCCCATTGCATAGTTATGAGGAGTTTGCGAACCAGGATAATATTTACCCACCACTGTATTTCCAGAAACTGATCCTCCAGCAATATGAGAGTCTGCTGTAGAGTCTCCATAAGAAATTGCATAACCAACACCGGAGCTAAAATAAACTGTGTTGTTAGATATATCTACATCACTCGTCTCGTAACCAGAGCCTTTACCAAAAGCTCGAATGCCTATACTGTTCTGTTCAGTTTCGTCTCCAGTTATATTTAACTTGCAACCTTGAATGTTAATTTTGTCCTTACTAATTAGATTTAAAACAGTTAATGAGGCGTTGTTGCTCACATTAAATGAGCCTGACATACCTGTAACATGAAGATCAAGTGCGTTTGCAGGAGTGGCTACCTGACTTATTGAAAGGATAGCAGTGCTGGCAGTGATTGGATCTACTTCACATTCCAATCCTTGAAACTTAATCGTCTGGTCTGCCCTGCTTGATAGGCTACCCGTAAATCCAAGATACGCTGCGCTAGGTTTAGGCCCGCTTATCTTGCAATTAATAAGATCTAAAACACCAGCTTTATCAAAGCATACAAAACCATATGAATTTGAGTTCTTAAACTCGCATCCTCTAATCTCAGTTACAATTGTCTGCGATTGGTCATCTAACTGAAATGCAGAAGCAACCTCATTGATTCCATCAAATACTCGGTTTTCTATAATTACTGGATTGTTAGCTGCTAAACGACCTGAAGGTATTCTACCGACATAGTTTGTTTCTGATCCGCCATTAGATGCTGATTTGGGCTGTATAATGGCTTTCCGATAATCTTGAGCTGATTCAATTCTGTCGTCATTGTAATTAGCATACCCTCCTGGCGCTATTTGAATACCGTTTACAGCAATTATTTTATCGCCAGCATTAGACGCACTAACAGCAGCGTTTCTAGTTAACTTTGCAAGAGCTGGAGTTGAACCATCATTGCTATCGCTGCCGTTATTTCCGTCATAATATTTATTAGCCATTACTTATTCCTTAATAATTTTAGTATTTCGGCCTGGTTAGCCTTGATTTCTTCTCTTGATGCCGCTGCATTAATTGAGTCTTGCTTTAATAGAGCCACATCAGTTTTTAGTGTGTGCACATCGTCCCTCATTTCTTCCGCTACAATCTGACCTTTATCTATAGATACGGAGTTAACCTCAACCTGACCCTTTACATCCTGCCACGCCATTAACGCGAAAGCTATTGTTAAAAATATTGTTATTACGTTTGCTGGTGTAAATTTGGTGTCAAGATTCATATTACTTCCTTGCTACGCCCTTAGACTTCTCATAGCTACGCATACCACCAAGTCCAAGCATTCCTAGCAAGACTGGCAGCATAGTTTCTAAATCTATTAACGGGATTGTTATGTTAGATGA